GCCTGCTAAATCTGATTTTAGGGGAGAAAAATCACTTTTTGCTGTCAATGCACTTTGTTAGCTTTTCCATTTCAGCGGGGGTGATGGCATGTTTAGGGTCATCAGCTGGTATGCCTGCTTCAATCGCGCAGCTTTTTACAATAGCTGTGCTTGGATCTGATGTCTTTTGGGTATAGCTAGTTTCGTCGTTTCTTGAGCATGCAGATAGCAAAAGGATGCAGGTAATCATTGCAGGAATGGATTTGTACATTTTGGGGTTTCTATGGTTGGTAAAATCTGATCATTTCATCAGGTCACGGCGTGTTTTTCAACCATGACCATCTAGAATATACTTCTGTCTACTTAAAACATTGTCACCAAAATCTGTCGACCACACTCTACCTGAAAATGAAAGAAGAGTTCGGGTATGACAAGATTGAAAATATGCCTGCTCGTGATGTACCTCAAGTGCTCCAGTGGTTAGAGCGTTATGAAGAAGTGACTCGACAAGTTTACCTCTTAACCTCACAACTAGAGTCTAGTTTTATGCAGGTAGTGAAGAGTAGACATAACGATCCTAACGATTTATTTACAGCGATGTTAGCCAGTTTTGACCCTCCTTTACGACGCGCTTTAGCGGCTTAAGTAATTCCGATCAAACCTAGGAAAATATTCACGTAATATTTTCCTAATCATTAATCAGTCCAATCATCAATGAAGCCTATAAACTAAATTCATGGCTCCCTGTTATACTGTCGATAACCAAGTATAACAGGGGCTTGCTGTGAATCTTTTTGGCTTTCAAATTACTCGTAAACCGAAAAATCGGGACGTTTTGTCCGAAAAATTAGCAAATAATACGAATAGTCCTACTACCGAGAAGGGAACGCGCTCAACGGATGATCAGCGCTTGCAAGCGTTGTATAACAGCATGTATCCCAATCCGGCATTGGTAGCCAAGATTAGAGATATACGTTACATGGATGCTGTGGATGGGCATGTAAAGCGTATTCACCATCGAACTTGCCATGCACTGACAAAGGGTGGTTTGACGTTAATGAATCCAGCTAATAACAAACGTCTATCCAGATACTGGCGAGATTATAAAACCACATTGGGTCTAGATGATCGCGGTAAGTTAGCAAGCGATGCGCGTGGGTTGATGATCGAGGGTAATCTCGTTTTGCAATTGGTGTTGGATCAACAATGTAGTCGGGTGCTGGGTGCTAAGCGTATGCCCGCTGAAACGATAAGGGTAATGACTGATGACAGTGGGCAGTTGGTTGATCGGTCGGCTGCGTATGCACGGTGGGATACGTTGACAGGAAAGGATATAGCTACCTTTGCAGAGTGGCAGATCGCTTTAGTGCGTTTGGATCCTCTCAATTTTGATGATTTAGGGGAGTTGGGTCGACCTTTTCTAGATGCTTCTCGTAAGGTCTGGCGACAAATGCAGATGACGCTGGACGATCTCGTTATTAGGCGGCGTGAACGCGCTCCGATGCGTACTGCGCATGTTTTAGAGGGGGCTGATGATAAGGTGTTAGCAGCGTATAAGCAGCAAGTGGAAGGTGAGCAAAAGGCGATCACCACTAATTATTATCTGAATCGAAAGGGTGGTGTGCAGGCTGTTCAAGGGGATGCGAATCTTGATCAAATTGCTGATGTTTCTTTGTTGTTAGATGCCTTTTTCAGTGGCACTCCTGCCCCGAAGGGGCTATTTGGTTATGCTGATGGGTTGAACCGAGACATCCTCATGGATATGAAAGAGGAGTTTTATGATGAGTTGGATGTGTTGCAAGATTTGCAGGCTACAGCTTATCGGCAGGGTTTCAATCTGCATCTTTTACTTCAGGACATCAATCCTGATGCCTTTGAATGGGATGTGAAATTTGCTGAACGAATGACGGAAACGCCTAATCAGCGGATGGATCGTGCGCTGAAGGCGGCTGCTTTGGGGGCTAGCCGCCATACTACCTTAGCTATCGCTGGTCTAGATCCTCAAGCAGAAATGGAGCTACTGAAGCAGGAGCAAGCCGAATCTGATCCTTATCCGATGGGTGTTCCACCTGCCGCTAATCCCAATCCACGTATCAATATTACGCCAGGGAATGCGCCTAAAAACGAAAGTGCGACGGGTGTTAGTCATGCTCAGTAATCAAGAGCGTGCTGAGCGGATTGCGGCCGCTACTATGGAGTCGTATGCCAAGTTGCGTGACTTAGATTTGATTACCATGAATGAGTTGGAGAGGTTGTTTAGAACAGCTTTGGCTGAGGCTTATGAGCGTTTGGCAAGTTACAGTGTAAACGGCTGGTTTAGTGATCAGTTCTTAGCTGCTTGGATTGCTGATGTTGAGCGGATGGTTCAACAGTTAGGCTCTGCGCGTAATTCGCTTCTGGATAGTGTGTTGAATAGTGCTGCTGGCCTAGGTGTAACTCCTGCGTTAGCCGCTGGTGTGATGGTCGACGATAGTATTGCTCGTAGTGTCAAAGCGTTGTGGCAGTTGGAGTTAGCAGATGGTCTGCAATTATCGGATCGGCTGTGGCGTATTGATAACAAGGCTAAGGAAGCCTTAGGTTCAGCGATTCGGCAAGCGCTGGCGTCAGGTGCTAATCCTTTACAAGCTGCTCGCCAGTATTTGGAGCAAGGTAAGGGGATTCCTCCTGAAATCTTGGCCAAGTTACAGGGGTTGCAAACAGGAAGTTTGCAAGCTGCTATTCAAGACGTGTTGATGGCCGGAAGGGGGAATGCTTTATCTCATGTTCAGCGAGTTTTCCAAACAGAGATGACTCGTGCTCATGCCCTGGCTTATGTGGATAGTAATCAGGATATATCAGGGCTTAAAGGTTATAAGTTCAAGCTGGCAAGTAGCCATAAAGCGATGGATGTTTGTGATGATCTTGCGGCTGCAAATCGTTATGGGCTAGGGGCTGGTGTTTATCCAGCTAACGCTATTTTGAGTATCTATCCGGCACATCCGCGTACTCATAGTTATATCGTTGCCGTCTTTGATTAAACAATAAACAAATTAATAAAACAGGGGACTTCAATGGATGAGCATCGCGTCGATTGGAGAGAGCTAATATTTGAATTGCATCGTTGCAATTTAACATTACAAGACATTGCCAAGCACTTGGGGGTCACGACTGAAACACCTAGGCGTTGGCGCAATCACAATGGTGAACCACTATATAAGTTCGGCTCAAGATTGATCGCACTCTGGTCAGAAAAAACAGGAAAGGCTAAAGAGGATGTACCTAAGCTAATTCAGTGTTAATTAATTGTTCGTTTTTGGTTCGTATTATTGCGCTTACTGCAATGTGTCGTGAAACTTACATAGGGCGACTCTTCTTTATTAGTAAGAACCTAGACATAGCTGTGTTTCAGAGGGGTTTGCGAGAGTCTAGAAAACTGCTTAAAAAAACGGCAACTCGAAAAATGGGGTTTTACGACACTATCCGGAATTAACTTAAATAACTTCGCATTATTTAAAAAAGCGAAGTTATTTTTTTTATTCTTACGATGTTATTAGCTCTAACCCTGTGGATAACTATTTAAAAGCGAAGTTATTTTTCTGAAATGTTTGTGCTTGGTAGGGGTGGGGGTTCGGCATAAGGATTGGCATTGCTTTTGCTAAAGCAGGGTACCTGAATATCTACAAGGCCTGAGTTCTAAAAAATGAGGCGCAAAACCAAATACATTTGGATGCAAGGTTGGCAAGGTTAAACCTATTGATGAAAAAAGGTTTTGAATGTGCCCAATCGTATCCAACTTAATGAGGGGAGACATAAGGTCTTGCGCTTGTCGCAAGGTACTACCATCCAGCTCTCGGATCTACAGCCAGGCACGTCGATTTTACCTGCTGTGCAAATTGCTAAAGTCGGGAGCTATCATCACCCAGCTTATGGCGATTTCAAAATCACACAACAAACTTTTGCTGAGATTATTAAAAACTTCAGCACGAATGTTTATGGCCAAAAAATCTTTGTCGATATTAATCATAAACCAGGTGAGGGAGCCGCAGCCGAAGTAAGGCGTTTATGGGTTGATGGCGATTGGCTAATGGGGGAGATGGAGATAACTCCCTATGGCGAAGAGTCCATCCGCACCAAGCGATTTATTTATCTGTCAATTGATTACACAGATTCTTGGGATCACCCGGAAACCCGCAAAAATCACGGGGCTGTCATGTTCGGGGCTGGTTTAACAACACGGCCGTTTATCAAAGGTCAAGCTGGCATCGAGTTAGCAGAGCCGTCTGAAACTTTAAGGCAAAACAATAATATGAAACTTTTTTTAGAGAAGCTGCGCGAGTATTTAGGTCATAAGAAGGCTGGCACTAAGTTAAGTGATGCGGTTGTTGGATATTTTGAAGCTGAGGCGAAGAAACTAGGTGAAGCTCCCAGCGATGAGTCGTTAACCGTCCTCTTGGATAGTGTCAAGCAGGTAGCTGATGCGGCAATAGAAACTGCTCGTAAAGAACTAGCCGATGCAAATGATAAACCTATCCATTTGTCTGTGAATGCAGGCATGACTTTGACAGAGGTAGAGAATTTATTAGCAGCTCGTGAAGCGAAAAGACTACAAGATGAGCAGTCTAAAGCTAAAAAACTAGCTGATAATTGCACAGCTTTTGAAAAAGCTATTGACACTGCACCAGGACTATCTGAAGCCACTGTCAAAACTCTGAAGGAAGCCAAAAGCCTGATTACAGCGGATATGACTGAGGCACAGGTAAAAGCATTAGCTGAACATCAAATTGCTTTGGGCAACAAGTTGGAAGCCACTCGCAAACTATCAGATATTGGTTTTAATTTTTCGGGTACTACTCGTATTAGTGTTGACGAATCCAATAATATCAAGTCATTGGCTGAAACAGTCCGGCAGGGTTTGCGTTCTACTTCTGCCTATGCGAATCAACGGTTAACACTAGCTGAAAAATCGGTGAATCAGTTATTCGTTGACAAGGTGCTGGCTGATTTTGATCATCGTTATGCAAATGCATTACAGCGTGAGTACCGGATCTTATCCGGTGCTGATACTCATATCGGTAGTGCGTTCCTGCCAGTTAGTTATCAACGTGAAGTGATCCGTGAGGCACTTGCTGACTTAAATATTTTGACGTTAGTGCGCACACACGTTGATCCCACTGCTACAGCAACCACTGAAATTCCATTTGAGATCCGTACCAGTTCGGCGGGTATACCAAATGAGGGTATCGTTTTTGAGGGCCAGGGAATTCCTTCGGCGGGTGTAGGCACTGATCATGTGTTGGCTTATATCAATGCGATGAAGCTTGCGTTGAAAGTCACTAATGAAATTATTCATTTTTCGACTAATTCCGGCATTAATTGGAATGCTTGGGGTGAAAATATTGCTTCAAATGCGCGAATCATGCGCGAATTGATTCATATCCGCGTAGCTAATGAGATGCTACGTGCTTCTGATTCTTATAATGCAGTCGCTGTAAATAACGAAAATTTCAATGCTACAGATAATGGTTTGATTAAAACGGCTACCTTCCCAGTTGTTAGACCTTATCAGGCTCGTGATCTCAAGGGCAATGCGATTGGTAATCCTGAGTGCCCAGTCGTTATTACGGTTAATGGTAGCCCTGTTAAATATTTTACTGGTGAGGCTAATTTAGCCGCTGGTTTGTATTGGCGATTTGCAAATCTGAATTTGGGTTACATCCAAGTGGTTGATCAAACTGGAGCTATTGCGGGTGCAAATGCTACGGGAACGATTAATTACTATCGGCCAACAAATCTGATCAAGTTTGATCTGAAGTTACCCGAAGGTGTTCCTGAGTATAAAAAACATCTAAATAGTTTGATTGATGCTATCGGTGATCAAAAAGCAATGCTGTCTAGTCAGCGTTATGTCCGTCCTGATTATGCGCTGATGAGTGCGATGCTCAATAATGAGATTACTAAAGCTGATCAATTCATCATTTCTTTGAAGCGTGACGGCTCAAATACTACAGCACAAGGTGATTTGGAAGCGATTAAAAGCCTGCCAGCTTTTGATTGCAATGCACCTGGGCTAGATATTGCGGATCAACGGGTATTGATTGGCCAACGTGGGTTGACCAGTTATACAGTTGCAAAACCCTATAACGTTGGGTTGCCGTTTGAGGCAGTAGATAGAGACGGGCGGCCAACGGGTGAGAAAATTGCTTATGGTGAAGAGTACAACTCTATTTACACACCAGCACCTGTTCGTAACCGTTATACCAGTGTTCTGGTTTATGACAGTGAGCAACGGTGATCCATATGAGCAAGGTCGTCATTACTAATACAACTAATGCCCCAGTTTTCGTGGCTGGACGGTTGCTTACCCGTGGTGCCAGTGTTGAAGTGTTTGAATATGAGGTTCCTGATTGCTTGAAGTCCCAAGTGACAACAATTAGTCAGGATACCGACGATCTGGATATCAGCGCTGAAGAGTCTGAAGAATCTGAAAAGATTGGTAGTGACGATCTAGCTGAAGAAAGTTTGATTGCAGCGGCAGGTAAGAAAAAATGAATGCACACTCTGCTTCGCTGAGGGTTTGATCATGGGTATGCGTTTATCAGCTGCGGCTATTCGTGAGCGCCAGCGGGGTTTAGCTGCGCTCACGTTGTATACGGGTGTATTGGATGGAATTGCCGGGCCAAAGACACAAACAGCGATCGCTGATTTTTGTGAGTTGGAGCGGCTTGATCCGGGTGTTGATATTGCTGAGCACTTATATAACAAAGTGATAAGTGTGCCTGTTGAGCAATATCAACGACCCGAAGATCTGGCCGATACGCTAAAGCTGGTTTGTACGTCAGTTTATCGAAATGATCCACGCGTGTGGGCCTATATGATGGCCACCGTGCAGCATGAAACAAAAGCGGCTTATTTCCCCGTAGAAGAGGCGTATTTTGTTAGCTCTACCAATGCCCGAGTGCGCTATCTGAAAAGCCAGGAATATTGGCCTTATTTCGGGCGGGGATTGGTGCAACTGACATGGCTGTTTAATTACGAAAAATATAAAAAAATTCTCGGAGTTGATCTGGTTGGTGATCCTGATTTGGCTCTTGAACCAAGCTTTAGCCTGTTTATTTTAGTTCATGGGATGCTAACTGGCACGTATACCGGCAAGCCTTTAGAGTTGTATATCAATCAGAACCATTGCGATTACATACAGGCTAGACGTGTGGTTAATGGTGTGCGTAAAGGTGAGACACTGCCGGATAGGTCTGAGCTAATTGCCAGTTATGCCAAACAATGGGAACAATTTTATGCCAAATAACCATTGGTCAAATGCTTG